GCTTATAGATAAATCCTTTTTAAATATTTCCATAAAAAAAAGCTGTACCCTCAGAAGATACAGCTTTTTTTATGTGATTCCGTTGCGATTCGAACGCAAGACCCACGCCTTAGAAGGGCTACAAGTACAATCACTTTTTATAACTGATTTACAAGCAATTATCACGCATGTCAAAAAAAACGCCGACAAACCCTTTGACAAACCCTAGATTATCGTTGGCTATCGCATTGCGATTAATATTTTAATTCACGACAAAATTAAAGAGGAAAAAGACAAGATGAATGCCTGTCCCCTCTTTAATTATAGTTATTTAACCAAACAATTAATGTTTTCGTTGTTTTCTAACTAATACTTTTCAAAATTCGGAATTTGCAAATAGAATGAATTTCGGGACATGGGTAGCCAACATCTCTGTTCTTCATTACATGTATTCCAATTGCCTTCTCCAAACTCATTATTTAACGCTCCCACGATTTTATAAGCTATATCTCTTACAAAATTTACATTTATCATTTTCTTATTGTTAATAATGATCGTAGGAGTATAAAGCGAAATTTTATACTCCCCACCGTCTTCAATTGACCAACTGCTTTGTGCGACTGTTATATGCGCATTGGTTTCGTTTTTATACTCTTGCACTATACTTAAATAGGTATTGAAATAATTAGTCAGCAAGTCTGATTTATAAACTTTAAGTCCTGCTGCTTTTTCTAAAAGCTTCCTAAGTCTATAAGCATCATTTACTACAGGGCTCATTTTCATATCAATCTCAACGCTTCCTTTATTCCGGCTTCAAGTGCTTCTTCGTAGGTGTCATAATGGATAATAGGTCTATCCGACAACCCTACTAAGTCATGGTTCGGAATTGTTAGTATATCATATATCCAATAATCTCCATACATATAGGACATTTCGATATGCAGGTTCTTGGTTTTACGAAGCCACTTCTGGGCTTGGTATAAAGAAGTAGTCGGTATTGCGTTCTTAATATTCTTGTGACGCACGATTTTCTCATTAATTATACAACCCCTAGAAGCTCCAATAACGTCATCATCTTGGTCTAATATACAATATTCACAAGTCTCGTCAAATCCTTTCTCTTTCAGCAGCTTCGCCGTATCTAATGTTACAAGTTCTTCGGTCATGGTTATTCTCCTTTCTTTTGTTGCTTATTACATTCTTCACAATGTAATTTATAAGCATGGGCAAACATCTTTAACGTAACAGGCTCAAAATGAAAATCTGCCTGTTTATCTTCTATGACAACTGAAACACATAATTGACCATCGCAAAAGTCAATATATGCTTCGCCACCTCCATCCCCTCTAATGGAAAAGGTTTGTGTCTGTACACTATCCATGGTTCTCCTCCTTCTTTAATATTGATTGTAATGGATCAAAACTCATATTTACTTGTTGTACCCTATCTATATCATACCTTATATTAGTACATTGTAAACTGCTTAAAACGTTTGACATTCTAAACGCAGGAATTACCATACAAATATCAGTTAAAACGTCTATCAACTGTTCTTTATTTAAATGTTGCAACTGAATCTTGATCATATTCCGTATTTCTTCCTCATTCATTATTATTCCTCTGATAAATTAATGACTCCATATAAATGTTATCAACCAAATAAGTACAGAGATGCCAATCGCACCCATTGTAAGAGCACCAAATCTTGTCACAATCTTTTCCAGTTTCTTATTACTCATAGATTCTTCATCCCAATTGTATGTTATAGTCAATCCCATTTGAATGAATAGCATTATAAGAACTACTGAAAATAAGATTTTTGTCAAATCATCCATTGTTATTCCTCCTTTTTTAATTCATCCAATACTTTCTTTACAAGTTCGTAGCGTGGTAATTGCCAATCTTTCGCAATATCATCTATTTTATCATCATAATGATTTTCATAAACATACTGATTCAAGTTGTCAATAAACCCATCACCATCAAGCCCTTCATCACAATCATCAAACATGTTAAGTTCATAGGCTAATTGGGTGCAATCACAGTGACTAACCCAATCATAAACACGATCATCACAAACATTGGTCTGTCTGTTATATTTTTCTCCAATGTGTATTACTTCACCGCAAAATTCACATCTATGCTCTTTGCGAGCGATAGGAGTTTTATTTCTTAATACTTTCATTTATTTTAACTCGTTAATTAAAGCTGTTTTCCCATTGTCGGAGGAGTATTCCGCAACTACCCATTTCCATTCTTCCATTTTTCATCTATATTTCATCGAAAGACGGAATGGGCATCCACATGTCACATTCGTAGTCGTTCCAATCCTCAAATTCAAATCCTCCGTCTGTCGCAACGTATGGCGATCTCCCGGATGAAACAACGATATAGCCACTAACAATCGCTCCATTTGATACCATTCTGCAAAGAACAAGCTTGTTTGGTTCCGGCAACCGTTCCTTAACACTTATCCACGGTGATTGCTTAGATTGCCATTCTGCACCAGCTTTGAAGGCAAATCCCAAACTCACAATTCTTGTTTTATCAATATTGGGATTGCTTTTAAGCCAACTATTCCAATATTCTCTTGCTGCTTCTTCTACTGTCTGTTTCATATCCTATTCTTTAAAGTTTCTCATGTATTCGCAATCTTCATCACATACACCTTTCTTTGCACAGTGAGGGATATTAGTTCCCCACTCATATTCAAAATTATAACATAGGTTTCTGTATTCTTTCCTTCTTTCCATAGGACCAAGTGTTCTTGCTGAACTCCATGATTCATAGTCATTGCTAGACGCCTCTTTAAGAACGCATCCATCATCGTTATATAGCTTTCTAACTTCATTCATAATCATTCTTTTATAAATTCAAGTTTGTACCCTAAATACCCCGGTTTACCTTCCGCATCCATAGCCCGTCCTGTCAAGTTACCATAAAGTTCATCCATGATAATGTAAAATATTACTTTGGGTAATGGTTTTTGCAGATATTCAATGTACACATTAAATAATTCATGCTTTGGAGTTACCGTTTCGATTTCTCTGAAACATTCGGTTATCGGACGAAAATCAAATCCATTCTTCTTTGGGTTGGTCAATAGTTCCTTATAGGCAGCTACAAGACCAGGGGATAATTGTATTGTTTCACTCATTGCTGTTCAATTTTAATTATACACAAGCTAAATGACCATAGGCACATTTCGACATATTATTATGCTTATTCACATGATTTACAAAGTCTTCCAAAGGAACAGCATCTATCTCTCCTCTTGCTTTTACAATGGGAGCGCCACCACCAGTGATACTTACTTGAACAGTGTCCCAAGAAACGTACTTCTGACATTCTTTGGTCAATTCACTTTCTATTACTGCCAGTCGAGCAAAGGTGGCGTTATATTCTCCAGCCAATTTTTCTATCTTATTCATATTTAGTTTCTTTTGAATTATTTTTTTTCGTTGAATTTTCTTTGCCATCTGTCGCAACTGTCTGGCCTTATCTAGCGAACGTATGCCTCTACAATTGTCTTCAATTATTAATGCCGCTTCTTTTAATAGTCTGAGCAATCGTACTGTATCTGTCTTACATATTTCCATTATTCGCTTGCTATAATGATTACTACCTTGTTCTTTACATCAAACCTGTAAACGGGTAGTGGTACGGATGTTCGGACATATTCCTTGTTTTCAGCTTTCATATAATATCGGGAAAATTCCACAGAAGCCTCTTCTCTGTTCACCGCTATTATCGAGATATAGTTATCTTCGTCTATCTTAAAGCGATAATAATCCATGCCTGCTTGTTTTATAATATCATTGGCCTCCCTGTACCTGGATATGCTCAACCGGCTGAATGGAATCGAATGAAGTGATATCATCTGATCAATAGCTAACTTTGTACTGTCATACAGATTTATCCCGTCTTCAGGTATTGTATAAATCTGCAAATTCAAGCTGTCGGCCTGTTTATCCGCACCTATAAGAAGATTATTAATCCAACGACTGATATTGACGCCCTTTGCTTTCTGACTCTCTATCATCTGCGCCACATCCGGAGTCGGTCTAAAATTGATTATTTCTGCCATATATTAAATGTATTACGATTATTACATAACACAAATTAATATGACAACTGTAATACAATGGTTATCCAATTTCCAAAACATACACCAATATTGTCAGTCTTCCTGCCCTTCCTCTCCTTCCTCATCGACAGTCGGATCAGGCAAGTTTCTGTACTTTGCATTGAGCTGGGCTATCTTCTGCTCCGCAGAGAGATCTCGTTTTGTATTTTCTTTAAAGTCAATGGACGAAAGAGACGGCATGGCATATTTGATAATACGGGAAACGGCAAGTACTTTATCACTAGGATCATCAATAGCCTCTATTATCTCCCCCATGCTCTCAATAAACGGAGCCAGTTGCTCCATAAGCTTGTTTCGATAATGACGGACAGTCCTGTATCCTTTTTTAACTCCCCCCACCTTTGGATGTCCTATTGCAAATTTACCATTTTCGTCATGAAGCGGCATTGTGTTTTCCCTAGTGCAAAGATGCAATAATTCCGAACGGGCAAACATGGTAATCCCATTGTCAAGTTCCACGCATATATTATCGTCCGACTCAACTTTGACAACTGTGCCCTTCCATGAGGTTCCATCAAGAACAACCTTGTCCCCTTCCTTATACAATATACTTCCGTCTTGCATTATATCAACATGATACAAATGTAACTGATTACTTTTGATATTAAATAATAAAGTGCAATTTACGATTTATGGGACTTTTATCCAGTGTTCTAGGCGGCAATAAAGCCTATAAGGAATCAATCAAAGATCTTCAAAAAGCGAAGGATCTTGAAATGAACTATTATCAGGAACAGGCTTACGCTGATCCTCTCCAGGATAGTGCGAATCAGGCGGCTCTGCGTCAAGCCAGAGAAATGCTGATGGCAAATAACAAACGGACAGCAGGAAGCGCCGCTGTAACAGGTGCTACAGATGAGAGCGTTGCCTTGCAGAAGCAGGGAGCAAACCAGTCACTTGAAAATATTACAGCCGGAATAGCCTCAACCGCCACTGCCAAAAAAGATCAAGCTATGAAAAATTATCTGGATGCAAACCGATCATATACGGAGGCTATTAATAATGTGAAACAACAACAGGCCCAACAGGAATCATCGGCATTAGGAGGTCTTCTTAATACAGGTATAACCGCTGCGGCCACTGTTTTCGGTGGTCCTATAGGCGGTGCTGTAGCTAGTCAAATCACCAAAAAGAAATAACAGGTATGGCAGTTACAGACAGATATACCAGTTACCGAAAAAGAAAAGAAGCTGCCGGCATCATTTCTGATGATGAAGCCAAGCAGATAAGGGATGAAGCAAACAAGCCACAGGAAATGCAATCTCAGGAGCCGTTACGTCCTACCATAGCCGTGCAGGAACCTGTACCCAACGTAACATCAGTCCGTTCTGACAAGATTGCGCAGGAACGGGAATCGGCCAACGTGCTTCCTGACAAACTGCCAACAGAATCCGGCGCAAGATGGCAAGAAATGGCTGCAAAGGACGCCTATTCATATAACCCTCAACTCACACCAGCAGAATATTTATCCGGAGTAGCTTCTTACCGGAAACAAAATGGTAAGGAAGGACTATCATACACCGAGATTGCAGAAGCTCTAAAAGGACGGGATCCATTACAAAGTGAGGAAGACAGGATTAAGGCTGAAAGACGTTTACGTGCCGCTGAGAACATCAATGCTGTAGGAAGCGTTCTCGCCAATTTGGTGAATGTAGTGAGGACACGAAGAGGTAATCCGTCAATGAATCTTTCAGGAGCCGGGCGTGAAGGTCAGGCACGTATTAACAGAATACGCCAATATAGGGACAATCTTGCACGTCAGAATTATCAGGACTATATAGGAGCAATCGCACGTGACAGAGCTGAACAGGCGAGAATAGATGTAGAGCAGGCTCGTCAAGACCGATGGAAGGCACAACAGGCCGCAGCCGAACGGGAATACAACTGGAACACATATAAATTTGAAACCGAGCAGGCTGCAAAAGCGGCTGAATCCAGACGTAAGGCGGAAGAAAATGCCGCTAAACAGGCGGAAGTCGAAAGGCATAATAAAGTCACAGAGGGAATCAGTCTAATGAGAATAGATAATGATTCTCAAAAGAAAGATGGCAAAAATAAATATCCTTCATATCGCATAAGCGGGAAAAAAGGCTTTTCCGACAGTACAAGAGCCTATAACCTGAATAAAAACGAAGATGTCGCACTTATGTATAACGATTTGGAAAAAACATTCGGCCTTGATCCAGATGAACGCCCCAGATCCATAAAAGGCATGAGAGATTATATTCTCTCTATTTATGGGAAACAACAAAAAGTAAAAAGTGGAGAAGCGTTCAATTCCTCTTCACAACCGGAAAACGAATCATGGTCATTGAATGAGAATAATAGTTGGTCATTAAAATAACATGAATCATGCAAGATAATAATACAGCTAGAAAGAGAGTATATGACGTGTTAAAAAATAAGACTGGATACTCTGACTCATATGAAGACTTTAACAAATTCATGGATGAAAATGAGGAAGCCAGAAAGAGAGTATATGACGTATTAAGAGATAAGACCGGATACTCTGACTCATATGAAGACTTTAATCAATTCATGCAACCAATTGGGGCCTCAGTACAAATACAACAAGCTGACAACACCCCTCAAGCCCCAAAGTCTGATTACTCTCAAACAGGCAACGGATATGACCCTATTTCAAAAACATATTCAGGTGGTGTCGGAACACAGGAGGAAGCGGACAGGATTTTTGACATGAGAAACTATAATCCCAGCACACGTCCCGGCTTACGTGAACAAGTACATTCAAAAGACAACTTTCAGTTTATCACCCCCTCCACATCGCAAATGGAGTCAGACAAAGCGGAGGTTTCAGCTAGATATCAATTTTCTCCGATAAATTTGGGAGAAAGATTGAAAGTAGATATGGACAAAGGAAAATTGGACAAACTATTTACGGTTGAAGAAGAAAGCCGCTTGGACAAGGAATATACCCCACGTGCCATATCGTCCATGAATGATGTATATAACAACTATCGTGACCGGTTCGCCCTGACAGAAAGAGGAAAACAGCTTTCGGAAGAAATGGCCGGAATACAGAAGGAGGTCCAAGACAAATATACCAACCGGTTTCTTGCCTCTGACGAATACAGAAAGCTGTCACAACAATATAAGGGGAACGAACTCAATCAAAAAGCAAACGAAGCGTTCCAAAAGGCCTACGGAGAGGTCATAAGCAAGGAGTTAGAACCATATCAGGACATATACAATAAAGAGATAACATCACGTTATGGTACGGACATGAAGCGTGACCTTGCCGGATTTGCCAAAAAGAGCGTAGGTTCCCATCTTAACACCCTGACCAATGAAGTAAACAAAGACCTTGATGACATAGAGGAAAAGATTACCGAACAAAAGAAAATACTAAGAGACGATTCCGGTAATGCGATGGTGAATGCCAGAATGAATACGAGGGAGGATCCTACATTAGCACAGTACAGAGGAGAAAGGAGTTATCTGGAAGGAGCGAAAAACCTTATTGATGAATCGAACAATATTATAGAGGAAGCCGGAAAGAAAGGAAAGACAAACTTTTTTAGCGGTTTAGCCCGTGGTTTCGCTGATACCGCATTTGATCCCAAACAATGGACTTTGGGCATATCCGACATGATAGGCGGCATCCGTCTGAAGAATGTGGTGGAGAAAGCGGATAAAGGAGAAAAGCTCTCACCTTCTGAAGAGAAGTTACTTGATGCCGCTGTCACCAACATGGCGGTCAACGCCTATTATTCTTCCGATTTGGGAAGAGGATACAAGGCCGGCCAAACCACTGGGACCAGTATCCCGTTCATGCTGGAATTCGCCATAAATCCGATATCGGCAGCAGGTGAGGGAATAGCCAAAAGCATTCTAAAATACGGCATGAAAAAATTCGGCGCGTCCGCCATGAAAAAAGGAATATCAAAAATAGGGGCGCGTCTTGCCGGAGACGCTTTGGCCGCAGCGGGAATGGAAGTAACCACAGGACTGGCGCGTGTCACAGCAGGAGCACAAGACAGAATGATGGGAAATATTCTTTTTGATGTTGACAAGGACGGGAACTTGACTTATGGAGGTCGTGCGGAACAAATAAAAACAGGAAAAGCCATAGGAAGATCAATCGCTTCCACATTTCTTGAAAACCAGTCCGAGATGATTTTCAACGCATTCAAAGGACTGGGCAAAGGAATATGGAAGAATGTGGAAGAGTCCGTCCCCGGTGGTGCAAGTGAATTCATGAAATATATAACAAACAGCAGGGCCGGTAAGCTATACAGGGAGATAAAGGACAACCCCACTTTCAAAGAAGCCGCAAAAAGGGCGCAGTTTCATGGGCTACCCGAAGAATACATGGAAGAGGTCTATAATAATCTTGCAAATATCCCGTTGGGTGAAATGACCCTGGAAGAAGCTACAGACCTTGACAACAATATAGACACATTTCTCGGACTGGCTCCCACTTCCGTCGCTTTCGGCTTATTAGGACTTGGAAGTATGGGAGCTGAAAGGACAAGACACCGCCAGAAGATGAATGCGGCTTTCGGAAACATGACCAAAGAACAACAGGAGAAACTGTCCGAACTGGAACGTATGTCAAAAGAACGTGGCAATGACGACATAAGGATTTTCATCAAAGAAACCATGAGTGATGGCAGCCTCAGCAAGGAAGAAAAAAAGGCCGAGATAGAATATGCGTTTGACATTGCGAAGAACAATGCCATGGAGGACATTGCAGAAGAGCAGACCCGTGAGGAGTCCGAAAAGCGCACGGCAGCGCAGGAAGAGGGAACGGATATCTATACAACTCATGATCCGGTAGCCATGCGCACGACAGTCCTCCGTGAGGAAGTTTCCCGTGAACGCCTTTCATCCGTACTGGATGATGAAGCCATAGATGCGCTTGCCGGTGCCAATGACGCCCAACGTGCGGAAATGCTGGATGTCATGGACGAAGAGACCAAACGTCTGGCTACGGACTACTTGCGGCAGAAAGACCGTCATGATGCGGTTGAGGACGCATTGGATGAGGCTCATGCTCCCGAATATGAACAGGCGGCGGTCAAAGTCCAGCAAATGTCTCCCCAAGGACAGGTTGTCACTATTCCGTTAGGAAGATTCGGAGACAAAGAGCACAGTTACGGAGTTGTCATAAATGGTATAGATGCCACTGGACAACCCGGAGAAACAGGCACACTCATTGTAGTGCCATTGGAAAACGGTCCCGAAGGTCCGGTATTCGCCTCATTTGACGAGAATAATGCCAAGACCGTAGGAATCAATGCAGATACAGAGATCTCAATGGTCGGACGGGATCAGGTTCTTGAACAAATGCTTGGCGCATACAACGCCGATGCCGCAATCATGGAAGCACAGCCCATATCCGCAGGACAGACATTCAGCATAACGGATGATAATGGCACGGCAACCAGCATTTCTGTTGTTGGTCAGGATACAATGGGAAACTGGTCCGTACTTATGGAAGGAAGTCGGGAGCCGGTTTCTGTCAGCGATGAACAGCTGCGGGCCATGAAAGACAATGCGGACAAAGCCGGAATACGAACTGAATACGCACAAGAGGATGAAAATAGGAAACAGGAAGAATTAATCCGGAAATTCAGTCCGGAAGTACTTGCATTACAACCGAAAAAAGGTGACAAGATATATACAGGAGGCAAAGAGATAGTACTTGATGAGGAAGTTCCCGGCGGATGGTCTGGGAAGATCATAGACAACAACGGTAATGAAACAGGCTCCGAACTCGTAACAGAAGAGCAATATTATGAATACAAACAGGCTCTATTTGACGCACAAAGAAAAGGTGATGCGGAAGCGGCTCCGGAAATCGGTGCCTCCTATATCACTCCAGAAGGAGAAAGTATGACCATTATCGGTTTTGATGAGGAAATCGGAGGTATGTTTGTCGTTCCAACCGATGAGTACAATGAGGTCAAAAACGATGAGGTATCAATGAATATATTGGAAAATGAAGCATACCAGTTAGGTGCGGTTCCCATTCAAGAGTACACCGATTGGGTGAAAAAATCCAAGAGTTCAATAAATGAGACCTCTTCTGAAGGAAAAGAAGTGGAAAAACAACCGTTGCAGGAAAGCACAGAGAGTCCGGTTTCCGGAAAATCCGAACTGGACAAACTTATATCCTCTTTCCCTAAAAAAAAGGACGGAAGCATTGATTATGAAGCTCTGACGCCACAGCAGTCATTCCAATACACAAGTCTGACAGAATCACTTGAAACCGCTCTGGATGACTTGAGAAAGGATATAGAGGCGAGTGATGCACAGATAGCAGAACTGAATGAATCCCTGTCATCCGCCACACGGGGAAAAAGAAATGAGATCAGGGACGCTATTAGAGAAGCAAAAGCGGAGAATGAAGAAATAAAGAATTTCTACAACTCCGTCATACCCGTAACAGAAACTAATAATAACCCAACAAATGGAATATCAGAAAGCAGTAAGACTGGCGCGAATGGAAATGACACAAATGAGCCCGTACCAGTTCCAGAAACAAGCGAACAAGGCAAAGAAAGAGGAGCTGAGAAGAGACCCGAAGTTGAGAGAACAGGTGAAAAACGCATGGGACCAGAGAGAATTCCAGACACTGGCAGGAAAAATAGTATTCAGAAGCCTGCTGCGAAAATATCTGAGTCAATAACGGATACGGATCTTCCAGACAATCCTCTTGTTCAGGAGATCCTGTCACGTACTGAGCCGGAAACTTTGGAAGAGCTTGCATCCTTGGTACTGGGAAAATCCCTGTTCCTGCAAATGACAGGAGAAAGAAGTGTCAGAAACATGACTGGCTTAAACCACAAAGACCTGACGCCATTCCTTTCCATCTTCAGAAAAAAAGAGAAGGGAGGTATGACCGTAGAGGAAGCCGGAGACAGACTGATAAGCATCGCCCATGAAAGTTATCCGGCAATAGTAGCGAAAGAAGGACTGGAAAATGACAATACCGGTATGACCGGAACAAACGCGATCCTGTCCGTTCTACAACAAAGCCGGACTTTTGGTGATATCAGCAATATGATAAGAAACAACAGAACCGCAGAAGCGCAACGCGCCATAAATGCGGAAAAAGAATATGAGAATGAACTGAAAGAACAATTCTATCAAGAACAATTTCACATGTCTCCGGATGAATATGAAGCATGGGTTAATGATGAGGCCTTTTCTGAATCAAATGTCTATTCGAATGAGGAAAAGTCTGAATTTTATAATACATTTGCCGATGAAATAATAAAGCAACAAGAATATGACAACAGAAGAGAGAATCCAACTGACGAAGGAATCGGAACGCGTGAAAGCGATGAGCAAGGAGGAATATTTGGCATACGCGAAAGAGGCGATGCGGTTCTGCAAGGAGAAAAACCTGTTCATGCCGTCGGAACTGAAGGATATCAAGGAAAATCCGGACAAATGGAAGGACAGACTGATGAAGGACTGTATCCTCAGAATGACAATGTACAAGATAACACATCCACAAACAAACTCCTAGACCATATCGCGGAAGCACGCGAAATGGTCGACACCTCTCCTACTGAAGCGCAAAAGGAGGCCGGCAACTACAAGAAAGGTCATGTCAAGATTGACGGGTACGATGTAACCATCGAGAATCCCAAAGGTTCTGTCCGTAGCGGGAGGGATGCCAACGGACAGGAATGGAGCATTACCATGAACAACGACTACGGCTATATCCGTGGCACGAAAGCCGTGGACGGTGACCATATAGATATATTCCTGTCTGACAATCCATCCGAAGGAAATGTGTTTGTCGTGGACCAACTCAATGAAAAAGGTGAATTTGACGAAAGTAAGGTGATGTACGGTTTTCCGTCTATGAATGAGGCACGTTCCTCTTATCTTGCAAACTATTCTCCTGGTTGGGAAAACCGAATAAGTGCCATTACAGAAGTAACGAAGGATGAGTTCTATAAATGGATTGATTCTTCTGTAAGAAAGACAAAGCCATTCTCTGAATACAAGAGCGTAAATCCTGTGCAACTTGCACCTTCCATAGAATCCGCCAATGCGGACAGAATGAAGGACATAGAAACAAGACTGGCCGAAATAGAGGACAGGAAGATAGAACTGGAGGATATTCTGGTAGAAGCCGGAAATGACTCCGTTGAGAGAGACGCTGTTTTCTCCGAGCAACAGGAACTGAACCAGGAACAGCAGGAACTTGAAGCTGAATATTCCGGCTTACGCGCAATGAATGACGAAAGCAATGAGATACTTGCTTCTGAGGGAAGTGATATCCGATTTCGCGAGGTTGGAAATGAGGAGATAAGCTCTTTCGCCAACAAGCACAACCTTAATGAAGACGATATAAAAAAGTACGCACAATCCATGAAAATGAAAAATCTGGGTGGCGCAAGTTATGCTTTCAAATCAATCAGCAGAGATGTGCGTCTCCAGAACTCCAACCTGTCATTAGGGCAATTCGTAAAAGTTTTTTCTCCGATCAAAAAAGAGCTGTATGAAAAGTTCGGTGATGTGGATGCCTTGAGAGATGAATACGTGCAAGAGGAAATGAAAGCCCGTAACATGATGGAAGCCGCCCGTAAACGTGCGGAGGAGGAAGCCGAATCGGAAAAGAAGCGTCTAAAGGAATTTGAACTGATGACGGATGAAGAAATGGATGAGGACTATTTCAAGGCTATGGAAGAAAATAATGAAGCCCGTATGCGTGATATCATAAACGAATCCGCACGAAGAAATGGTTATGTTTCCGCTGATGAATTCAGAATGGCACACCGCGCCCCCTCTTATGATGAGGAAGGCATTGATAAAAACATGGTTGACATTGCCGCAAACAAAGATCAGATACGCGAATCCTTAAATGAGCAGCTTCGCATGAACAGGGATCAATACAGAAATGAAAGTGCCGCCGCAATCAATGAAGCATTGTCTGCCATTGACAAAGGAGAAAAACCGACCGTTACCATCTATCGTGCCGTTCCAAAATCATTGAAAGAAGGAAAGGTAAGAAACGGTGACTGGGTTTCCCTGTCTGAATCCTATGTAAAAGTTCATGGAGAACATGCCTTAAACGGCAATTACAGAATTATGAAGGAAGAAGTACCGGCTGAAAATCTATATTGGGACGGAAATGATATCAACGAATGGGGATATGATGACAGGAGCGATTATCGCTACAAGAATACAAAAAACAACCGAAAGCTGAATGACCTGATAACCCGTGATGGCAAAGGTTATGTTATTCCTCCTTCCAAGCGATTCAATGCAAGAAAAGCGGATGTAAGATATCGTTTTATTGGAGAGAAAGGCGCGTCCCAATTGGATAAGGCAGAGGAAGCAACTACTCGCCTTGATAACCTGAATGTGGCACGAGAGATGGAATCCGCTTTCAATACGAAGAAAGAACGCATTGAGAAGCTGCGGAACAGTATGCCTGTGGAGATTACAGGAAAAGAAGTGACTCCAAGCAATGATTTAAAACAGTATAAGAAAAACGCATTGGAATACGGGAAAAATTTACAAGGAGAATACACAAACAAAGACACAGGAAGAACCATTCAATTACAAAGAGGGCGCAAGAACGGTGGTCTAAAAGAAATATTACAGCATGACACGCTTAACGACACTGTACAAATCAAGAGTGTGGCAGCCATTCCTTCAATTATAGAAAACGCTATATATATAGATAGTTCTGAAAACCAAGACGTGCAGAAAAATCCCAATGTAGTGGCTTATCATTATTATATATGTGGGTTGAAAATTGGCAGTGAAGATTATACAGTCCGTATGGTAGAAGCAGAAGAAAAAGACGGAAACCGTTATTATGACCACAAACTCACACACATAGAAAAGGGCAAACTCATAAATGAACTTGCCCTAATAAATCCTTCCTCCTCGACTGAATTGTCTTCAACGCCCGATGCTGGAACAGAAGATCGGAATCGTCCGACGAATAGAGGGGAAATACAAACTGCTCCTATTTCCAATATCAAAGATAAGAAATTAGTTTCTCTTCTCCAAACAAATGAAAAAGAAAATGCTAGGAAAATCAAGCAGGCCACAGGTTGGGAACGTGGAGCTGACGGAAAATGGAGATATGAAGTGGAGGATTTTGAGATTGATCCGAAAGGGCTTGCGCGAAGAAACAGACTTTGGTCCAACCTGCCATGGGGCAAAGAGTATGATGCGCTAAGTGACAAACTGTTTGATGGAGTAGAGCTGACGGAAGAAGAGGCAGCCCGTTTTGATGAATTATCAGAAAAGGCAGAAGAACTTCGCGCCACATACGAAGCGAACGACATGCGTTATCTTGACGATTATGTGAAGGATGAGAATTTGTTTAAGACTTATCCGGAGTTGAAGCAGATACGCGTGGAGATATACAACGCCCCCACAAGCAATACAGGAGCAACTTATTATGGAAGCCAAAACTTGATACGTGTGAATGAGTCTGTTCTAGACAGGGCGGATTTCCGTAGTATCTTAGCGCATGAGGTACAGCATGCCATACAATCAATTGAAGGATTCGCCCGTGGTGGAAACAGTATGACTTATAGAAAACACCTTGACGCATTAAAAGAAAAGCGCGATGCCTGGTCTATGATTGAAGAGTTTGCTGACAAGCGTGAGGAACTTGGAGAAGACGCTTCACAGATGGATGTTTATAATGCTTTGGTAAATGAATATCACTCAGATGGATTCGAGTTTGGGGATGGCTTTATCCCCAGCCGTAATGCTTTTGATAAGGGATTCAATCTTTGGGTGCGAGGTTATGATAAAGAGGGATATGAGGATGCTTATAATGAGTATCAATCTCTTATTGAAAAATTTGGACTTGGTGGAGAAAACGACAGATACAATGAACTTTCAGGTGAAGTTGAAGCACGTAATGTACAATCCCGTATGAATATGACACCTGAGGAACGCCGCAATACTCTTGCTTCGGAAACGGAAGATATAGCACGAGAAGACCAGATATTTATAAACGACGCTTTGGAAGCTTATGCTTCTGTTCCTGCTCCCATGAATACAGTAGTGGATGAACTTTCTGAATCTCTTCATACACCTATAGAAAAAATCACTTCCGCAGACCAGCTTCCACAAGGCGAGGCACGCAGACGTATCGAATCGGGAGCCAATATCAAAGGATGGTACTCGCCAAAGGAGAACAAAGTGTATCTCTATATGCCGAACACAACCTCCGTGGAGGACGCACAAGCAACTGTATTCCATGAGGTGGTGGCACATAAGGGATTGCGTGAGCTATTCGGAAAGGACTTCGACATCTTCCTTGAGAATGTGTACAACAATGCCGCACCATCAATCAGACAGACCATCAACCGGATGGCGGAAAATGAGAACATATCCATCCGTACAGCAACAGAGGAATATATGGCAGATCTGTCCGAACGCGGACCGGCCACCTTTGCGGAGCAGTCCTTATGGGCACGAATCAAAGCTTTTTTCATAGACATGCTCCGTAAAGCGAAAGTGAATCTGGGATTTGAACTGACGGATAATGAGTTGAGATACATCCTTTATGAAAGCTACAACAGACTGAGACAGTCAAACTATCCCGTTGATGTGGCAAAGGAAACCGTCATGCGTTCAAAGCTGGGAATTGGTGAGTTCTCAGGTAGTTCACGTGCCATCCCATCTGTTTCTCAGGGAGAGACCTTGTTCCGTATTCCAGGAAAGGAAGAAAAGAAGGAGATTATTAAAAATCTGAAAGAAGAGATACGGGAATTGAAAAAACAATTGGATCAGGCACGGAAAGGAAATAAAGAGGAATACGAGACCGCATCAAGAGCCATGCTTTCCTTTATAGATCAAAGACTGACCAAGGAGGCGGGAGAAGAAATGGGGCCACATATGATAAAGTCACTGATTGCCCAGGTAAACAAGGCCGCATCAACAAATGACCTCAAAGGACCACTAAGGCTTGTTGAAAAGTTAATAAACTATGCCCAATATGACAGTTCGGTGAAAAGGATGCAAAAAATGATAAAAACGAAGCTTTCCGGACAGGATACAAGAGGCGTATCAAAAGGGATAGTTGTTGATGAGGCTACCAGACGTGTGTTTGACAGTATACGGTCTGCTTACAAAGACCTGTTGTTAACAAGCGCTGACAGTGAACTCCGTGCCGTAAGAAGTGAAATTGTAAAACTGGGGAAACTCATAAAGTCTGAGACATCCCCTGAAAGTATCACCATACTTACCGGCCAGCAGAATGAAATGAAAAGCCGGAGGGATAATCTATTGAAGGAAAGAGCCGAACTGCTTAAAACTAAAGAACTTGAATCCGTTGAAGAGATACGGAAGCGCCGGGAAGAGCTAGAGAATGCCATGGATGAGGCGGCGGAAGGAACAGGTGTGTTCACACAGACTATGGCCGATGAGTATGATTCTCTTTCCATACGCGAACTATTGGCCGAATCCAGAAAAATGAAACGAGATCTGGACAAACTGGAGGGCGATCTTGTGACCACCAGAAGAGCCGCCTACAACAACAAGGGTGAAGCACGAAAGTTTTATATGCAGGAGGCTGAGAAAATAGCTGCACAGATACCCGTAGCGCAGGAAGAGTTAATAAGGATGACCGATAATGTGTACAATGAACTGAAAGAACTTGTTGATACCGGAAAAAGCCGCCTTGCCATGCTGAACAAGGAAAAAGCCGCACATCGGGGAAGAATTATCAGCATGGGAATAGATGCCGTAAAAGACAAGAGAATAAAAGGCATAAACGAGAAAGAAACAAATATGGAAAAAACTGTGTCCATATTGCAAAGTATCGGTGACTTTATCGCCTATCCCATGTATAGTTTCGATTATCTGCTGAAAGCCATAGACAGGAACCACGCCATAGGGAAAGGTCCCTTGTACGATTATTTCATGAAAAGCAGTCATGGAGTGGTGGAAGCCAACGATAGGATATATTTGGGGGGAAAGGCTTACAACAAAGAACTGGAAGAAAAAATAAAAGAGCTGTTCGGAAAATCAATGGAAAATGTATTCAGGGATTCTCAAAAATCAGAAAAAAGAATTCACAAACAATATATGTACGACAGCAATTACCATAAGGAGGGCGACCTGTATGAGGCAAACCTAAACAAAGGGCAGGCATTCTATGTATGGCTCACATGGAGACAGCCGGACGGAAAGATGAAGCTAGAGGCGGACGGATGGACGGAAGACAGCATGACCGAGATAGAATCCTTTATAGGCGATGAATACATGCAACTCGGAGAATGGATCACGGACGACTTCTTTCCAAGGCTGCGGGAAGAAAGGTACAATCCGGTCCATGTAAAAATGACGGGAACCAGCATGGCTTCACGGGAGAATTATTTCCCTATGGTCATAGCCAAATCCGAAATCCGTGAGAAGGGGGAGCTGGGAGAAACAATCATCGGTATGCCAAGCACAATAACCGGAAACATAATCAACCGTACGATAAATACCCTGAAGGTGGACACTAGCAGGAACGCTTTTGACCTGATGCTAAAATACGGAAAGGATATGGAAACTTGGGCGGCAATGGCGGAACTGCGCCAGGATCTTAATTTCCTGCGGGGAAGCAAGGCTTTCAAGAACTATATGGAGGCGAACCATAAAGGAATGTTTGATATCTTCATGAGGGCGGCGGAGGTAGCCATACGAAGTTTCAATGACAAGCAGAAACAAGATTCGCTCAACAACGGACTAAACAAGATACTAAGGTATTGGGCAGGTTCCAATATCGCATTCAGACTCAACACCGCAATGAAGCAGGTGCTCTCCTATCCGGCATTCTCAGCATACAGCGGAAATCCGGGATATCAGGCTGATTTGTTCAAATACATATTCACCCCGGCAGGAAACATGAAATGGGCGAAAGAGTATCTTCCTTCTTTTGAAGAACGGGTTGATACGGGAAATATGGGGATCGAGGCATTAAAGGATGAAAATGCATTCAAAAATAGACTGGAGAAACTTACCAATACAGGCATGTATCCTAACAAGCTTATTGACGCGCTGACATGTGCGGCCGGAGCGAGAGCCGTTTACAATTTTGAATATGAGCGTGCGCAAAAAAGAGGTCTGGGCAATGAGGAAGCCGCCAATTTAGCCAGATACAACGCTGAAATAGCATTCAATGAAAGCCAGCAGAGTTCCAGCCCGGAAATGATGTCCCCCATGCAGGCAAGCGGCAATGTGTTCTACAAGGCACTGACCACTTACCAAAGCAGCAACATAGGATACCAGCGGATGGGTATTGAGGGGCTTCTTGAAATGGCGCGGGCAAAGAGGATATACAATCTGAACATTGAATCCGGAATGAATAAAGACGAAGCCCAAAAAGCAATGATGGACAGCTATCTTACCGGGCTGAGAAAAGCTACCTTCGGGCTGTTTGTGATGGGAGGCTTGTGGGCGGCTGGAGGATATGGTATTGTTGGAATCACAGCACCACTCATATCCAATATCTACGCCATGTTCGGATACGGAGACGGGGATGATGATTTATGGTTCACTGATGAACAATTGAAAAGCATATTTTTATCTGCCGCTTTAAGTTCCTTGGGAGGAACTTCCATTGGACAGTTTGTCAACGCCATATCACAAGGAAACAAATATGATCCTCTCTCATTCATCACAGAGATGTCAAATCTGATAAGCGAGGCGGTAAAAGATGGATTCAACCTGAATGTACAAAGGGAGCTGGCCGCCAAATTAGGAAAATTTGCCGGATTAAATGTAGAGACACTGGAAAACATTTATCTGGGTGCCGAATCCGCCATAAGGGAAGGACGCCCCGACCTTGTAGATTTCATGTTCCTAATCAACCTTCCCAAATCTCAACGAAAGGAAATGGCCGAGAAACTATACAAGGATATGGGACCTTATGAATATCTGAACAAGATGTATGAGGCAGGAAAACTGTTTAATGACTACAGAAAGAAACTGCCCTATTCAGACGGAACATCTAAAAGGAAAGACTCTGAAATAAAAAAGAAATACATCATCAACAACCTCAATGAAAAAGAGAAGGAAACTTTGAAAAATGAAAAAGAGTTCCTAAAACTCAAAAGAAAACATGACGAAGCCGAAGATAAAAAAGAATGGTTGGAAGAACATCCGGAATACCCAGATATGGAAAAAAAATACAAGAAACAGACTATCACTAAAAAAGTGAGAAAAGAAGTTGAAAAGGTGTATAGACAATAAAACGATAATATTAAAGGGTTACCAATAATGATAACCCTTTAATGTTTGTTTATTTCTCCTGCTGTTCCAGCATTCTAGCAAAATTTATTGTCGGCAAGATAACAGGTTGCATTCCAGAAAGAGATGTCAATGTAGATATATATGCCCTAAAGTAGGGGAACAAAATGGCTGGCGCATTCGAATTTACAAAACTAGTTTTATTCTCTTCAGATATTTCAGAATCAAATTCAAACAAAGCTACCATGTTTGCACTGATTTTGAAATTGTTCGTTTCATCAGAAACACCAATATACATATTTATCCTATAAATATTATTTTCCTCTATATCACCTTTCCTCTCGATCTCTATTGACATTTTAGACAGAGGTTTATCGGGATCAAATTCTATACTAGCCTTATTTATCTTATATTCCTTTAAACGGAAACTTGCTACTTTTTCTGCCATAATCACGCTGCTAACAAATCTATAGTGTCAATATTTAAAAAAGAATCCATCTCACCAAAATCTAAATCTATACAATAAAGCAAATTGCCACTATCCACAATCGGAATATTGTCAAATAACACATTATGCATATCATTAGACTCGCAAGGCTCCGAAATAAGCAAATCCTCATCTGGGAACATGGCAAAGAAATCATTCCACATATCAGACTCCCACCTTATGTATTCATCATCTCTTCTTCTAATATTTTCCGGTGATATCTCAATTATATGAAATTCAGTTATACTGTCAAACGCATATTTGATAGAAATGCCCTTGAACATATTACTAAGTTTCTTTAATCGTTCAATGATAAAATCTTTTACTGCATCCATAATCAAATATATTTTGTAATTATCAAATCTCTGAATTTATCTATAGTATCTTGTATATTTACTACATCTTTATTTGTAACCAGATTTTTCGAATAATCAGCTTTTTTCCGTTCCTTTTTTAATTTACCAAGGCAAGTGTGAAACTCAACATAATCTAATGGCTTCGCTTGATGTATCTTATTTCCCAGTTCATCCCTGATATAAGCATGATTATCTTTTCCTCTTGAATTATTCTGTATATCTTCATAAAGATATCCAAATCTCACACATAATGAATATATAGATAATAAAAAAGCTGAATAATAAGCACAATGTATTGAAGAATTAAATTTGCCATTATCCTTCAATAATACAAAAGCATCGTAATTCTCATCAGCTTTAGTCTTTAGATTAATCATAACAATAACAGAACCCTAAAAGTTCACCTTCAGTTTTAAAAATTCATCAAAAACCATTTGTTTTTCTGCAAAAATAGATATTTAATTTTTAATCTAAAAATAAGACTAACAATTAGATAGTAATTTAGATATGTTTCTAAATTATATTTCGATTCAAAATGTAAATCAAAATTCTTTCGTAATATTATGAGTAGATATCTAATTTTGCGGATTATAGATGCCCCATATACACCTATTATAAGTTTGCAAGCCATTTCTTTCCAGACTTGGTATGTGACCAAATAACCAATGCGGAACCTATGACGCTAGTTATTAAAAAAATCGTTGTCAATGCATCCATAATACCCTCATATTTCCAATGAAAAGTACACTATAGATTTGCGAGCCATTTCTTGCCTTTCCGGGTATTTAACCATATAGCGAAGAAAAAGGCTAACATTCCAGAACCACCAAGCACAATCAATAAACCTTCCACAAATTACCTCCTTATTATAGCGTATACTACAAGCTCTTTAGCCACTTTTTACCGGGCTTTGTGTATAACCATATAAGAAAGACTACTCCGATAACAGTTCCTATTATATAAGTCATGGCAAGCATATCCATATAAACCTCCTATTTTAAAATTTTATTTCCAATCATAGCAAATACAACAGTAAACATTACACCTCCAACTAAGACAGTCCATGCAACATTGTTGTTTACATTAGTAAATAAAGGCGTAATCCAACTAACAAAAAGACCAGCGAAAGCCAATTTAGCCAAATCGAAAAAGAACTTTCCAAGCGTTTCACGCCTCACTTTGTCTTTCTCCTTAACTTCCTTCTTCTCCTCCTGTTGCCTGCTGAAATTTCCCATTCTGTATACTTTTTATGCAAAGCTATAAAAAAAGTTGGCAATCACAATGTAAACGCCAACTTTTATAACTGATTTTATCACTTTCCTCCCTTGACCAAGGTCATGGGAATATAATTTCTTACCCTCTTCCACATAGTATCCTGTTCTTCTTCAGCAGCAGTAAATATTTGTCTCTTCATTTCGCCAAGATCTTATTGTTTATAATGAATCTTATTATTTCAAAATCCCTTCATCTTACCAAGAATCCAATGATATAAACAAGCCACAACATACGAAAGAATAAATGAAATGACAGCTATTACTACCATACTAAAAGTTTCCAACTTATACAAATAATAAAAAGTACAACTAAATACCAGTATATGCACCAAGTACCATTCATAAGAAATCTTATTAGTAAACATAAATAAGCCATTAATAGGTTTTATATGTAATTTATATATAATCAACAACGCAAACAAATATCCAATCATAGAAGGAATATCATTATATAATTTCCAAATTCCTCCTTTTAGTCCAGCAAATCCTGTAAGAGCCACACATATTATACAGACAGGTACTAATACATTAAATTTCAACGAATTGACTATTTTTGCATTAAGTTTATAGCATTTAGCTAAATACATACCTAAAACAAATTCCCAAAGATATTGTAAAAAGAAACTATTCCATACACGCACATCGCTTTTCCCAAGCATCGCTACAATAGTAGTCCATAACAGACTTATCAGCAAAGCATAAATCACCCCCGTAGATTTATTAAATAGTTTCAACAACAAAGGCCATAACAAATAAAACTGAATAATTGTTGAAACAAACCACATCTGCAATCCAAAAGAACTTTCCAAATCATTGAAAAACATTTTAAAAAGGAATACATGACTAAGTACTTGGAGAAGTTTATCCGATGAGGTATTATAAAAAGGAATCAGAGCACTTATCAATATAATTATTATGTACGGCAAATAAACTTTCAAAAAACGTCGTTTCAAGAATTGAATATAAGTAAGCGGTCTGTTTAAATATGATAAATAAAGTCCAAATCCACTACATAAGATGAATACATGTACTCCTGCCCCACCAAAAGATGAAGCAGCCATTAAGAACGGACTTATCGGAAAACTTTGCAACAAATGCATTAACACAATGGTAAAAATAGAGAATCCTCGCAAAAAATCAATAACTTCTAATCTCTGTAGCATAATAGTAACTTATTTAATTCAACTTTTCAATAGCTCGGGAGAGGCTAATCAAACCAATCACATTATTCAGATTCTTTATATATGGTATAACAAACATATATCCGGCTACGGAAGTAATATTCGTTCGTTTAGGAAAGAAGAAAAAGACTTATAGTTTTCACGCATCTTAAACATCTGTCCATCCCACGGTATTTGCCACAAAAAAGGGAACAGAAACAATGAGGCTATAACCAACCTTTTCATATACTTTATATTTTTTGCACAAAAATACGCATATAATTGTAATTTACAACATAAATCACAAGATTTTACATTACAGGTTGTTTTTAATAAGATTGTTTTATATCTTTGCGTACCTTTGTTATACCTGATTACTAATCATTATTGGACAGGAAGGGCGGCAATCTGGGAAAGATAGCCGCCCTTGTCATAATTGGACAAACATACACAAGGCCAGTCAGTGTAAAAACAAACAAAGGACGGCCCGAAACTATATCGGAACCGTCCAAATCCTGATGCACATCGCTATGTGCGATGCAAAGATAATAAATTCCATGCATATATTTTATATTCATGAACAAATAGCTATATTTGTAACGCTTTCTTTATCGTCAGCAAAGAGCCGGTTGACGTAAAACAAAACGGTAAACCTAATTGTTTAACTAATAAAAACATTCGAATATGAATGACAATAAAATTAAATGTTAGGTTGGGCGTGATAATGCCCAGCCTAACGCTATCAAAGAGGTAGGGCGGTTTGTGTTTGATACCCTAGATTTTCTTTTTGCTGTAGTTCCTGTAATATGGGTAATAAGCGGGCTCTTCGGAGGCCAATTTCCTACGGAAGTTTAGTGGATTGGGCTGATGCCTGCTCTTCGGAGTATATGGAAGTACATTAAAGCATAAGCCAACTGGCGCAGAGGCAAACTGCGCCAGTTCTTATTTACAAAAAACTTTTCTAGTTACTCTACGCATTAAGCCAAGACACATTATTCCCTGTAGATTTATCAGATAATATAAGATGTCTCTTAAATTCTTTAGAATTGAGTTCAGGTACACCTCCTTTATAGTCTATTTTAACAGCATCTTCTGTATTGCCTTTCCATGCAAAATTACATCCGATAAACTCAAATTCGCAGAAATCTATTTTATCATCAGAATCATTTACTGACCAATCTTGTAGATACATTGGTTCTCCAGTATCCGAAATAAAAATACATTTCCAAAATCTTATTATTGATTTATGTTCCTTTGTCAGCACCTCATTAGATGTAGTATTGTGACTGTACCACGAATGCGTATCTCCACTTATTGCAGGGTCATCAACTGTTGCTCTTTGTATAAATACGCAATGCCTAAAAATCATTTCGTATTTTTTTCTTGTACCTACACCCCAGCAAGCATTTGAATTGGAATCAAATATACAATTATCAACAACTATTTTATTTTCAATGTTATTATCTCGGTCACTATGTACGCAATATGCAGGTTTTTCTGTCGCTCCCCCATCCTCAATTACAGAAACATTAGTAATAATTCCACCACTTATTTCAATGGGTGGCGTATCATAATTTCCACTGCTGTCTCTTACTATAGATAATGTAGGAGTAATACCAACTATTTCATAGTTACCAAAGTTTTCAAATCTTTTAGTAATAGTTTCCTTACCTATATTATAATAATTTATTTCTTGTATTTTCTTATTTAGTCTATTGATTGTGACCGTTTGATCTTTAATTAATTGTACGTATGGTATGATAATATCCCCATCTGAAATTTTAGCATTGATATACATATACTTTGCGTTATATGGTAGTTCAATTTCGTGAGGAAGTGTATCAGAAAACATAAATCGCTCAGAAATACCATCTGCAAATGGTAATGGTGCATTATTTGTTTGCGTGGCATTATCTTTCAATATGGCTCCTGATATCGTTGTTGCACCTCTATTGCTTAATATTTTAATCTTATTATACCCCTCAATATTTATTTTGACAATTTCACATCCTGCTGTTGCATCATTTTGCCACCAATAGTCATTCCCGATTAATGCTCCTCGTATTGTTTCCTCATAATCATTATAATCAATCAACTCTTTATATGTTTGATTATTTTCATTTTTAATGTATTCAACACCAATATAATATGGACTTCTATCATTACCATTACCATCATTTATAATAATGGATATATATTTTGTATTTTGTGCAATTTCAATTACTTTATATTCTTTCAGTGTTAAATTTATAAATTCAGTACCTTCTGTAACATTAGCAACCTGTTCACTCTTAATATTCAAATCTGCTGTAAGTTGATAAATAGATGAAGTATGTATTTCATTACCAATTACATATAACTTTTTAATATTGTCAGCTGGAATTAATAAACTTTTCCCCTTACCTACAAATCTTTGCCAATTCCCGTTAGAACCAATATACATATTAATTAATGTATAGTTGTAAATATGGCTACCATATGACGGTATAAAATTTGAATTATCTTCATTATTCTTATTAACCATAACTCTTGTTTCTTCTTCATAGGGGCTGCCATATAAGACTTTTATACTGTATGGTATAATAACTTCGGATTGTACTGCTTGATAGAAATAAAATCCTATTGTAAAATACCCAATAGAAGCAAATGAATCTATTTCAAATTCTTCAGATACTTTGGTGTATTTTTCTATCCCATTATTATCTCTTATTTGACACCCATTATATGATATATCTGACGGAAAATTAGATTTATCAACTGTTATTTTAACTTTTCCTTTTTCAAAAAGTGTTTTATTTATTCTTATTATTTTATTTACTTCCCCAATACCAATAATAGCTTCGTCTTGTATTGATATATCGGAAAATTCTATTCTTGCATCTAATTCGGAAAATTTTTCACTTACAATCTTCTGTGATATAACCTCAGTTTCACTATCTCCCAGTTCTTGCACCACTCCGGCAGCGATGGACTGGAACAGCCCGTTATCCACCCATTCGTTGGCATTGTACACATGAAGCCTATATATGGGCTTGGTGTGTTCCGTATCATCGGCCGCATAAGTGGGACCTACCATGATCATGTCTCCCTGCTTAGGATTGGGATATTGTGACTTGTCTGTTACATAGGCTTTAATATACAAACTGTTTGTAACTTCTCCGCTAAGGTCTGACCATGTCTTGTTATCCCGCGATATCTGAAATTTGTTATCCTGAAAACGGAAATAAGCCGCAATGTAATCAGAACATTTTTCCCATGTTTCATTATCATAGGAGAAGTGAAGCTTGTTATCTATTGTTTTAAGCCACGGGGTAAGTCCGTTATCTCCTTTGGGCCCCAGCGCAGCTATGCCGGTATCCTCACCATTGATTACCCATGTGCCTTTTACCGATACGGAAATATCTCCGGAAAATGTGAGTTCATCCACACGCACCCAGTTGACATCAAGCCCCCAGTGGAAGTTGTCCCTCTGTGCATCATTCACACATTTCTCAGTTATGGCATTCCCCAGCATGTCTACGTATGATATAATAATACCCTTGCGTCTCATTTCTTTCGGAACAATATTCCTCGTACGCACCGCTGTGCCCTGAAACTGCACATAAATGTTGTTATACTGTGCCAGTATCGCTTCTAACGGCGCGCCGGTTCTTCCGTCATGTACCGCCTGTATCACTGTACGGGGATAAAAAGGGAATCTTCTTCCCGACACTTCGTCAAGCTTGTCCATCTGCCTGATACTAGCATACTTGCCGTTGCAGCAAGAATCTTGTATGTTGTTATTTTCCATAATGTTTTTAATAAAAAGTTTATAGAATTGACATTTATTCTATACCATCCCCAGTCAACGGAGAAAATCCTTCTGCCAGACATCTTTTCTTTAAGGCATCACGATACGATTTCATTGCCGAAAGCTGCCAATGCTGAAGCATTTGTTTGTGTACTTCCATCTTAAAAAATACCGGAGATTCATTGATGAACTTATCCAGCTTTTCCACCCGGTCATCAAGTTGTTTATACTCTTCCAACATTCTTATTTGATATTCTTGTAACATGGCTTTTATTTTAATTATCATTATTACACTGTTGCACCAGTGGCGTCAACCCATTCATTATTACCTTTATAATATATAGGTTTTGACAATGTACTATCAAAATATTGAAATCCTACTAAAACATTAGTAGGCCTATTAGAAGTGACTCCTGAATCAAACCAAGTTCCTGATAAAATAGTTCTATCAATATTTAGATTTATAACTTTAGTTTTATTTCCAATTATAGTTCCATTTCCAATAGTACCTCCAATAAAATTCAGCACACTATTATCAGGAACAGTAAGAGTTTTTCCTTCCAAATCTATATATCTGATAATATTATATATAGTATTACTTTTAATAAAATCATTTAATTTACTTGCGAAAATAACCTTTGTCGCTAAAGTTCCGTCAGGATTTAACCAATCAGACTTAGACCAAGTTAATATATTTCCAAACGTATCATAGGTTTTTATCCCAATTAAAGTATTAGGCAAATCAAGTATATCCGAGGTAATAAATTCAGCATCAACAGCCTCTACCGGATATGGATCTGTATTTTTAGGAAACCACTCATAAGTGTTAAGAGCAGCCCATTTAGTATCTCTCACTATCAATTTACCATATTTTGAAGAAACTTTAATCCAAATGTCTAATGTATAAGAAACAGAATCAAAAATCCATCTTATATTTAAAAAAGAATCATTACCAGTATCGTATCTATCAGATAGTATATATAATTTATTATCTACATATAGCAAAGAATATTCAGTTAATATCCTATATGTCGAATATAAAAAGCGAAAACCACTTGTAGGAACTTTAGTTATCTTAATATATTCATAAGATTCCGGAGGATCAGAAATTGCATTATTAAACTTTATAATCCCCAAATTAATATCATAAGTATTATCTGCAACTTTCCCATAAATTCCCTTCTTATCCTTACAAAAATCTTTATTCAAATCCGTCGGAATAATATTAGTTTCATAACTGCTTCCATAACCTGTATTATTTTTATATATTTCAATTATAGGGTAATCAATTGCCAAGTTTATAGCGGATTTACTTGTATTTGCTAATTCCCATCTTAATTTACACTGTGAATCCTTCGGGTCCGGTATTATATCGTATAAATATTTAATAGATTCTATTGATACTAACCCGTTTTGGAACATATCGGTTTTCAGAGTATAATCTATGTTGTCAACATTTACTATTAATTTATATCTTCCAACTTCATACAAGGGTGTATCTACGACTGCTAATGACGGATTAACTATAAAAGTTAAATACTGATGTATAACAGTATATTGTGTGATAAAAGTTGTAACATCTAAATCAAAAGAGACCGCTTTACCAGCACCAACTGTAACATACATTCTTTCTCCCTTAGATACATACTCTGAATGAATGTTGTTTTTAACAAAATACTCAGGGAGATTATGGCATTTAGTTATATTCACTCCATTGAATATTATATTGTTAAAAGCTGAAAAATTGCTTAACACATAAGGAGTATCTTCTCCTGGTTCATCATGTGTATTTATATTTATATAATTACCTTTAACTGCATAAGCTGGGCTTCCTACAGAATATAGATAATGAGATACATAACTATTTAAAAAACCTGTAGTTGAAGTAAATATTAATATACTATTACTACACTTCAAAACGGCATTAGCACATAATACTGATGATTTTTTATCTCTCTGATATCCATTAGCATTCAGGACAGCTTGAATATAATTATCATGTCCTCCCACATAAATACCATTTGCACAATTTTGTTGAATATCCAATCCTGTTACATTGCAATAACTACCACTTACATAAACTGCGTATTTACTTCTAGGAGTAACAGCGTCGTATTTATATCTCCAAGCTTTATTGGCCACAAAAACTTTACAATTAGACATCCTTGAATTTTGAGATAAATAAATACCTCCTTGTTGACAACTTCCAACAGTACTATTATGGATAGAATTATCAGTTCCTTCCATAAAAAAAGCGTAGTCACCACAAGCGTAATATGAGATAGAATCTATTATTCTACATTCTCTATAAGTTCTTTCAATACTTACAGCTCTATACCCATGCTCAAAATGGCAATTCTCTACATATATTTTAGCATCCCACTCATCCGTATCCCCATTGACACTTTGCCTAAAACCTATGCCATTATAGTAATCCCCCAATATAAAAGAAAGCCCTCTAAATAGAACTTTCACGGCTTTTTCAGAGTAAAAAATATAAGGAAGGGTATTAGCATCTGGTAAATCATTTACATCAAACTCCTTAGTAATTGGAGATTTTATGACAGTTTTACCTTTTTCTCCAAACAAGGTAATATTACTTCTTACCTGAATAGTATCGCCTATAAAATAAACTCCATTGTTTAATTTAACAATATCAAAACTATTAATGGTGTCCTGTATAGATTCAGTACAATCATGTATTCCATCCGGAAGTGCTCCAAACCACTCAGGACAAGCTGCAGCTACATCCCAACTACCATTTATTGTTATATTGCCGAATATCTTTTCCAGCCCTGCTTCAATTTTGGTATTGTCGCCAACAACAGTACCGTTACTAAATCCCCCTCCTTGAAAGTCCAAAATACATTTTGAAGGAATAGTGATAGTTTTCCCCTCCAAATCATAATCATACTGTATGACATATATCGTATCAGACCAGCACATCATGGACTGAGTCAAAATATTCCGCCCTGCCACAAGGTTCTTACGCAGATAGCGTCTTCCCTTCCCTGAGTAATTGTTCGGATCGTATCTTTTGTTAGCCAGTTTCAGTTGACCGTGAACGGATGTAATATCCTCATCATCCGCAAAATTGGTTATGTTCTTGTTGCCGATAAGCTGTTTGGTGGATTCGCTTAGCATATCAGGCGTTATCATCCCGTCCATCACGGTGGGAGGATTATCGATGAACATATCATTGAATGCATCCTCAATGTGACGTCTGACAGCTTTGCGTGTAAGATAAGTGTCCGGTATGCGGTTGCCATTCTCATCTGCTATGGCCCTGTCAGCCACCATCTCCGGTGCTTCCATCTTCTCAATGAATACCTCTTCGGCATGAATCTCATTACGCTCCGCCTCTAAATCAATCTTCCACCAGCTTTTCTTGTCTTTCCAAAGCGAAGCAGAATTTCCCTTAAAATACCATGTTTCAGCCTGATTGGTGTAAGCAGAAACAAACGTGACCTTCATGCCGGGTATTCTGTATTCCTCCGGTACAAGCGCTATGGCATCTTCAAAAGTAAACACATTGCTCTTCTTTACAACAAAAGGGGCCTCGGACGTGCTTCGTTGTGCTACAAACGACGTTTTTGTGTACCCCGGCATGTTGACACGATCACAGGGTCTGTATTTCTTCCCTTCAACATAATCAGGAAATGCACTGAAATACCTCTGTTCCTTCCAATCATGTGAGAATATCCGGGTATCTTGGGTATGATTACGGCTTACATTATATTCAGTCAGCAGATTATAATCGAAGATACTCACCTTATCGACTGTGAGATCATAAGTTCCCAGAACATCGCTCAAATCATTCCATCCGGCCCGATATCCTTTAGGAACAAATCCTTCAACATAGTAGAAGTACGGCTTTGTTTCCTTCACACTGCCGACAAGTGCCCATGACGGTTGTTCCATCTTGTCCGGCAACGCTTCGGAAGTTGCCACATGACCTATATAATTAACATCGCTCAACGTCTCCATTTTGGGGACTTCGGCCCTGTCCGCCTTATAAGGAATAAGCCCCAGCAATGCATTAATCTGATCAGGTGTATAATGAATATTTTCATGATATTCATTCGGATGAGGATCACATGCATGATGAGGATGAAAGCAAGAATCAAATCTTTCCATATAAATATATTTTTTTATTATTCAAAGATAAGCAAGAGCTTCACAATGAAATGTATATAATAAAAGGGACTCAGACTTTCACAAGCCCGAGCCCCCAAAACCTTAAACTAATACCTATGTGCTATTTTATTTGAGCGCAAAGTTACCCTCTTCCATAATGACTTTAAATTCCAGCCACGAGAAATAACACGAATCCTGTCACTAACCAGCAGACGATGATAATAATTCTGCCATTCTATCATTTTCTCCTTTCTTTCCCCGTCCTGACAGGAAGGTGAGCCGTTCTTGCTTTTCGTGTAATAAAAGCACATCTCTTTCAACTGCCCTCGGTTCATTCGCATACGGAACCTTCCCCGGTGAAAAAGATATTTATAACTGTCCCACCTGTCCTTATAATAATCATAAGTGATAGAGATGAGCTTCTGTTGTGCAGGATCCCATATGACAAAATAACGCCTTCCGTCCTGTTTATTCTTTTCCTCAGCCTCTTCTATCGCCTTTTTCAGCAACAAGCTGGACTTCCACAGACTTGCGATCCTGCGTTTCCGCACAAGGCTTTTTACCGCCTTCAAAAACAACTTAATTTTTCCCATAATGTTACTAATTTTTATATAATATAGCCTCCGCACCCGTCGCCGACCTGTTGAGGCGTTTCATGTTATTCATTTTCTCTTCCATAGTGGGCAACACCCTCACCGGATATCTGTCCCATTCAAAACGGCTCACGTATAATCCTATTGCCCTGCTCATTACCCGATCATCATGCTTCCCTGCAAGCGCGCCGTATTTGCCGTTCGGATATTTCATGTACCATCCCAATTCCTTTATCATTCCGGTTTCACGCTCTATCCACAGTTTGTCACGCACACACTGTTCCATATACTTAATAATGGCCACTTTTGTATTACGGTTGGTATTAAACCCCCATCTGGTTTCTTTCTGGCTCCTTTTTTCCAACTCGCTTCGATTATGCGCATATACATTATCATAAAGAGGGATAAGAATGGGAAAGAACAATTCGCTGACGTTGTCTGTGTCTACATCATTAAGCTTACTGTACGCCGTGTTGTTCTCGACAATGAGCAGAGCATTGTTATAGAATGACGCAATCTGCGCACATTTGATCGCAAGCAGGTCCGGATCTGTATGCCCGTACCATTCCGCCACCACACGCGGTCCAGCGTCCTCATTGAGCACTCCGCTATCGGCCATCATATCCGCACGGTCCAGCACAGTAATCACAGAGTAATCACTCGTCCTATATTTCCCCCCGATATCAACTGACACAAAGTAGCGGTTTTCCAACCTCCATGTCTTGTCTGGCATCTCCCATATTTTCAATTCCCCTCCTTTACGCCTGAACAGTTTCAGCCCTTCGACAGCCTGTTCACCTTTCGGGGATTTTCCGGAAATATCCCCCTGGAATACCGGCTCACGGCAGAACCTTCTGAGTTGTTCTACCTTGTAAATGTCAAATACAAGCTGCCCGGAATACTTGAATGCCTCCACCGGATCGGACGGATACTCCTGCTGCATGTCCTGTATGTCCGCATACTCCTTCATCTTCTGCCTGTACCAGTAGATGCCTTGCAATGTCGCTCCAATAGTCCACAGCCAGTACATATAGTCCCAGTTTCCGGACTTGTCGTTACGCCTTTCTATCAGGGTACAGGCCCATTCCAGCATATCTTCCGGATCGAGACGGTATTCCTCTATCTCCCACCATGCGACAAACAACGGCTCGAATGCGGACAGTCTCTCCCCATGATCATCCGTTCCATTGGCACGATCCCATTCATCCTTGTAGAAATTCTGCCCGTTCGGCGTGCTTTCATACACAATCATCGTATACGGTTTGTATAGGATTCCCGAACAGGATGATTTCACCTGTTTTTGCGGATCCATCTTTTCCGTCTGAGGCCAAAACGCCACCTCCGTACAATGCGCCATGGCCGAATCACCACCACGGGCACCCTCTGGATTCATCGCAGTTGCCGTCTTGATTTTGCAGTTCCGGGAAGGTATAAGGCTTATGTTGGAAGTTCCTCCTCCCTTGATCTTCGGAAGAGAGCCGTCAAACTCCACTCCCTCTTCATAAAAAAGGAATTCAGGAAGTTGGGTTATGAGCTTGACATACATATCCTTAACTTCAGCCGCACTGTCTCCTTGATGTCCGACAATGATGCTGTTCCAGCTCTTCACATGCATTATCTGTATCCATGACATGTATATCTGTGTGCATGTGGATCCCCCCCACTGGCGGGCCTTCAACAATATGACACGGATAGGCTTACCGGCACGGCGCATCCTTTCAAACGTCTCAGCCAGCTTTACCTGCGCCGGACGTAGCAGGAAAGGCACATCCTCCCCTCCTTCCTTGTTTTTGATGCGCGCATACGCATAACAATAGAAATAAAAGTCGTATTTGGCCCAGTAACGGAGAAATTCCTGAATAACAGTATTACGAAGATCCTCGTTGTACTCCCCGTAGGTCTGCCAACAGAACTCCTCTATGCTTCCGGCAAGATCCAGTTTATAGATAAAGCCGATGGAGAACATCTCAACAGGAAGGAAAACAGATGAATTTACAAAATCATCCAGACATATCCTCCTCCGTTTTCCAGGAGCGTTCTCCCCCGTCAACGGGTTATAGGATTTGAAAAGTTCCGCTTCCCGTTCACGGTTCCTGCGGATCATCTCTTCCGCGTTCCTTATGACAACAGCTGAGAAAAGAGTTTCTATATGGTTTATTTTAATGTCCTTTGCCATGCAACCTCCAGTTTACGCAATATCCATCCGGCCGTCAGCATAGCCGCATGATATCCGCCCGCAATATGCGGCATAAAGAAACCGAGAGCGGTTATGGCAAACAGCCTGTTGCGCCTTCCCCCATCCATGGAGGACAGGCACAAACCCGTATAGTAGTAGATAATGACACTCCATCCGATCACAGGGCTACCGGAAGGAATGAAAAATGATATTCCAACAGCGAGCAGCCATGCGGTCAGCGTCCGTGCAGGGGTTATCACCTTCCAGAGAAAAGCCCATGCCATCCCGTTCAAAAGATAATGAAACCATCCGGCATGTCCGAACATGTAGAGCCAGTGACTTCCTGACAGGAATTCATGATACGGCAATAACACGGCCATGCACAAGTAAAGCCCCATGGAATATCTCATTTTCATAGCGGTACACCTATTTCATTCCAGCTTTCCACAAAATATGCTGTATGCGGTCAGGACTTATCCCGAATGAATCGGAAGGCCTCTCTATCGCAAGTCTTACGATAAGACGGAGATTCGCTTCCGATTTCTTTTTCATGATATCAAGGCAACAACGGATCAGACTGGAATACATTTCATATTTATACAGACTGCAATCAGGTATATTGCCTTCGGTCAGATATCTGTATAAGATCACGTAAGCCCGGTCCTCACTGACATAATGCTGCTTCGCCTTCATGCCCGCAATCTCCTTGCATATATCCTTGTAGTAGGAGAACGCACAGGTCTTTTTCAATTCGATGAATGTACGTACAATCTCCTTGTTCCTTATCAATTGTATTTCGCTGATATTTCCCTTGTGCTTCATGTGACCTCCTGTTTTAATGATGGCGAATGTACTTCCTGTAGATTGCATTATATCAATCCGGCTTGAACAAATACTGCTAAATTTGTCAGTATAAGACAACAATGACATATCATGGAAGAAAAAAAAGAAAGAAAATCATGGAGAGACATTGTTTCATCCAGAAAACCGGACCTCGACCTTGAGGACGACCTCGCTGTCGGCGAGTTCCTTGATGACTCTTTCAGACGCTATGACGACAGTGAATCACAGAGAGAGAACCTCAACAAGGTTCTTGCGGAAGATTCAAGAGCCGCCGGCATCCTGACCGGTCTGGCAAGCGGCATGGATGAAAACGGCGAGCCGTTCTCTCTTGTAGAATATCTGATAACCAATTACGGAGATGATATCAGGGAGGCCGCAACAACAGAGGAAGCCATCAAGAAGGCAAAAGAAAAAGAGGCAGCCCGGATAAAGGAGGCGGCCGATGAGGAAAAAAGAAAAAGAGATGCGGAAGAGAAGCTGCGCAAGACAGATGAGGCACTGACAGAAGCCGTGCGGCAGGTCAATGTTGATGAGGCGAATGTGGCTTCCATGCTGGAATGGCTGTACGGCACACAGGATACGGACGGTATCATTCATAAGATTATCCGGCACGAACTGGATGCGGAGGATTGGAAAAGAATCATCCATGCCTTCAATATGGACATGGAAATAGAGGCCGCCCGAGAGGAAGGACGCAAGCAAGGACGTACCGCACGTCCGGGAGCCATACACAGGAATCTTGCGGAAAAAGCTCCGACGGACCTTGGAGGAGGAGGAAACGGAGGAAGTGAGGAAAAAGTAGAGGACCCTACCCTGCAACGTTATAAAGGCATGAAGAGACGCATTTAATCCGTCTATTCGCTTTCAGGCTCATATCACAACTTTTTATTTATAAATTTAAAAACAAATCGAGAACAATGAAAAAGTTAAAATCAACATTCAAATTTTTCTTTTCCGTATTGCTCATGTTCCTTGCCGGAGCAACCGGAGGCTATGCATGTGCAGCCGATGTTCCGGACGGAGGCTCAGTCCAGGATCTGGGGGATGGCGGAAAAGTAGTAGGTGGTGAAAGTTCTGTGACAAAGAACGAGAAAATCATGGACGCGGAATGGTACGTGAAACAGATCGACAAGACAATTGTCGAGATGAAATTTACCGGCACACCTATTGATCAGATTCTGCGCCATGGGGCGACTAACAAATCGGACAGCATCGTAATCAAGTACTATAGTGTCGGGCAGCGTCCGCTACGGGCCACTCTTGCGAAACAGCTTGAAGCCATGACTACCGAGACCCCGAAGGCAATAGAACTGGAGGACAACAACATAGTAGGTGCAATGGACACACTTCTTGTCCTGAACGCTGATGGGACATTTGTTTCCGGTTACAAGTCCGGTACCGATGAAGTGGATCCTGAACACCCGTTGATGCTGCGCGTGCACGCAATCAACAGTGAGACCAACCTTCCGCTTGTCTATGCTGTAAACGGGAAACAATCAAGCAACAAGAACCCTTATCTTATTCCTACCCTTGCAAAGGGTACCGTCCTTCTAAGAATGGGACGTGCTGCCGCCGAGAAGGACGTGTCTACAGGAAGATATTACCAGCTTCCGTCTCCGGACGAACAATATTGCCAGCGTTTTATCATGCAGGTAGAGCAGACTATCTATGACCGGTTGAGCAAGACCGAAGTGGAATGGTCATTCACACGTGTGGAACGGATGGCAATGGAGGACATGCGTATCGGTATGGAAGCCTCCGGATTGTTCGGAATCAAGAGCAAACATGCGGTGAACGGACAAGGCAATGTATATACTTGCGAAGGTATCTGGTACCGCGCCGGAAAAGACCTTGAAATCGGACATTGGGAGAAAGTGCTTGACTCTGCCGGAAATCCTGTGGTGGAAGAAGGAAAATATGTGCAGCAATATGTAATCTCGGAGGACGAGCTTGTAGACCTTGTAGGACGCATCATTGAAGGTGCCGGTAACGGAAGCCGAACAAAACTTGTGTTTGTTGACAATACTATCTATGCGGCATTATGCAAGATCAAAACCAACAACCGCACACGCATCTTCGAGCCGGAACGCGACTACAACAAATGGAGACTTGACTTCCAGTCATTCGAAAGTATGGGAACAAAACTTCTGTTTTATCGTCATGACCTATTCAACGCTTGGGGATTCAACGGAAGAGGCTTCTCTCTCGATCCTGAATATCTTGACAAATGGGTATTCCAAAACTGGGAACGTAGCACATACAACCTGAAGGAACTGTTCATCAGTAACAGTGACGCTGTTGTCATGCAAGAGTTCTCCTGCTGGACGCTCGGATTCCCAGATGCCCACGCGCGTCTGTCCATTCCGGAATATGTTGAGATTCCGGTCCCTGAATCCCAGGCTGCATAATAGAACTTAATCATCATCAGAGGTGGAGAAATCCACCTCATCATTATTATAAATGTATGAAGAAACTTTATAAATTTGTTGCGAACTCCTCATTGTCATTCGCTGTCATTCACTGCGGACGGATGATGTACATCAACTTCTCCGCCTTTTTCCGTGGCAAATCAACCTATCATACAACGGATAGAGAACTGGCAGAGAAAATCAGGGCGCACAAGTGGTACCGGGAAGGACGCATTACCGAAATAATAGAAGAAGATGAAGATGTAATACATGACGAAAATGAAGAAAATTCTGTATTACAGGAAAAAGAGGTAAAACAGAGATATAGCATCCTTGGGAAACGGATGTGCACCTATATACCTCCGGCATCTTCCAACCAGGAGGAAAAAGAATCCAGAAACACAGAGCAGACCGGAGAAAAAGAAGAAGTTATTCAGGAAGACAGAGACATACAGGAGGATATTGAAAATGTGACCTCATTCCTTGAAGCGAAGGATTTTTTTGAGGTTAGATTCAAAGTCCCGCGCTCGCAATGCGGCAACAAGGAGACTCTGTCCTCATTATGCAAGGAACACGGCATACAATTTCCCAATTATCCATTAGACTAAGCCTCATGATACCAGTTAAAGATATACTAAAGACTTTACGCACAATCATCAACGAGAGCGCGACGGAAGAAGACAGTTTCACAATTGAGACCGATGAGGCATTGAAAGAGTTCATCAGGCTCGCGCTACTCGCACTGATGAATAACGAAGGGGTGATGGCCGAAGCTTCGGAAATGAAGGACTCATCCTCAATCTCATTTGAACAACGTCCTGACGGTTTATTTTTTGCCAACATCAAAATACCTGTGGACTATATCAGGTTTGTCAGTGTGAACCTGACCGGATGGAGATATCCGGTCACTATGTTATATCCGGACAATTCGCCACTATACAGCGCACAATATTCATCAGCTCCCGGTGTAGGTAATGGTCCCTCAATACCGGTAGCATTCGTCACCAACGATACCATGAGGTCAATCATTGCCCATGCGGTAAAGGAACAGGGGGGATACAGCCTAAGGTATATTCCAACTCCTTCAATCTCTGAAAACGGAGAAATCAACCTTCATAACAAATATGCAGGAGCATTGGCATATTATGCAGCCGGTCTCTATCATATTTCAATTAATGAGAATGCCGGTGCGGAATCTGAATTTGCAATAGCCAGATCCTTGATACGTTCACACACTCCTGAATCTCCTACAAGTAATACAGAATAATTGTGATTTGCTTTCAATTTCGTATCTTTGCGGAAATCAAAAACAAGACCATTATGAAAAATGCAAAAACACACGAAGCTTACTCGGAGGAAGAATTAAGGGAAATGGTGGAATGGTTTAATACAAGAGAATTACCGAAAACATTACAAATCAACAAATCCGCATTTTCTCCCGATCTCCCTCTGACAGTAGAAAGCCTTATAATGCAGGCAGAACAGAATCTTGGGAATTACAAGATGGCAGGCTCTTTCCGGCTTCTGAAGGAAATACGGGAAAAACTGGAATCATAGTGCTTATCAAAAACAGACGGTTCGGTTTTTGATAAGCCCAAACCGTCTGTTACAAAGAATCAGACCATTGCATTCTTGCAATACACATAATCCCAAATCTTTGTTGTGTCCCCCCAGTCCTGATCCTCAAAATAGAACTTATGAGCACCTTTAATGATCTGTTCATCATTATAAACTGTACAAAGATCGGAATAAAAGGCATTGAACGCTACATACTTGTCCCATTTCGTAGTCCCAGCCGGAAATCCCATCATCCGGGTACTTGCCTCTATCTGTTCCGCCGTCCAGTGCGCACCCTCACATTTCTTTCCATCCCTATCAATGTACCTCATCATGCCGACATCAAACATCGCAAAAGCTTCATTGTAATGATTACCATACATGATTCCATGTTGCTCACGCATAAATTTCCAGTACAGTTCCGGATGTTCTTCCTTCACAAGGCACAGAAGCTCGCTCATGCTTTCCGCACTGCGCATCATGACCTTGTCACTTGTCAGACCCGCCCTTTTCGCATCGTCCAACATTTCTTTGAATGTATACTTCATAATCAATCTGTTTTATCTTCGTTATCACTCAAACCGGCAAGTTGGATTGTATTTCTGTCCTGCATCATGGAGTCAAGACTTCTCCTGATAAAAGCGTTTTCTTTCTCGATTTTCCTTGTCCGAATAAAAATCTGGTCAAGAATGCACGGAATCATATCCACCTCACCATTTGCCAGCAACTGACACTTGCTGCAATCACCTATACATTTGCCTTCCACTCTCATAATCACCCCTTTCTTAAGTTATTAATCAATGTTCCACCTCTTACAGACAATAGCGACTTTACACCACCCGTCTTGACCATATTGAACAGCTCAAACAGATCATCACGATGTTTCTTGAAAAACGGATACATGCTGATAACCGTCCGGCTGGTCAAAGCCCGCGTATTAGACAATTCGTTGAATGCGGTCTGAACAGCTTCCTTCTGCTCGTCGTTCTCGCAATCCACCACAATATATAATTTCCTTAATGCCATAATCAATCAGGTATTTTATCAAAATCTATCTCTTCCTGCGGTTGAGGCGGTACCGGACGCTGCCCATACATGTTATCATTGGCCTGCTCCACTTTTTTCCCAGTGAACAGACCGGCAACGAATGTCAAAGCCGGAACGCCGTATTCAACCACCTTAGGATGTTCTTCTATATAATTAGCAATCTTGGTAGCCATTGACAGGTATTTATCGACACCCTGTGGTTCCGGCTCTATTTTAAGAGGGATACCCATGTTCTTGGCGAAGATGTCTGCAAATTCATTGGCTTTCTGCGCTGCCTCCAGCGGATCCGCATGTTTTTCCTCAGTCATATACATAAGCATGTAACTGAACGCTTCCGCACGTGTCGTAAACTTCAACTCTGTCTGCGGTTTCTTTGACTGAAACATGGACACCCCCATCTCTTATTTCTTTTTGGCAGGTTTATCCTCTACCGGAATTTCCGAACAGGATATGCCTTGCAGCATCTGCATCGCACTTCCCATAATACCGTTGATGGCTTCCGTATCATTGTAAACTTCCGGCAAATCGGCCTCTCCTATTATATAGGCTTCAATATCTCTAGCTTTTGCGACAATATCCTTTTGAGGACTACCAGTGCCGAGCAACTCAACAGCCTGTCTTACCGCAAACTCCCTAATTTCTATTCTTGATTTAAACATAGTCCAGCTTTTTTACGATTAATAATAAATGAGGGTGGAATCCCCACCCTCACGAAATCAATTGCGGCAAGTTTCATCCACCGTAACATTGGTACTGGCCAAGTTATATGTAGATGTCTGTCGGAACTCACGGTTTCCACAACCGCCACAACCTCCGTTTCTGCCACGGCCACAGCCACAACCGTCATTGTAGAAGACTTCCTTGTTCAACTGGAACAGCTGCTCACCGAAATTGGCCTTCATGTCGCCCACTCCCTGAACGGTAGCGGAAATTGCACCGTTAGCAGCATACAACTGCTGCCCAGCCCAACGAACATCAGGTTCCATACAGTTAACACGTCCTGTCAGATTAGCCAACCCTACTGCAAATTGTACTTTTTCATTACAGTTATTATGCCAACTGTACACGAAGAAAGCAATAACAATCACAGCAGCGATAACCCAGATAGCAGCGGTAGCGCCCCATCCCTTTTTGTGTTCGCACTCCAGCTCACGCATTGCGGCGTATTCCTGGATGCTCATTCCTGTTACATTATCCATAATTATGATTTTACATATCACGGTCAATATTGACCGCAAAGGCAAATTACGGAATAAGTTACTTGCAGATAAAATATTTATTTTCCAGTTTGTTTACTATTTCTTTCCAATTGTTTTCCACAATCCATACCCTTTGTTTTTTAGCATTACGCCGCATCGAGCCGACAGCCTGTTTGGTTCTGTTAGTCAATGACGCTATCTCCGTGTCAGAGAAAATCTTGGCTAAATAACGCACAAGAAGATATCTGGCATTCGCACACTCTTCTTTATTGCTATGTATAATACCTGTTTCAGATATTCCCGTCACTGAAGCGACAACCTGCAATACATCCTTATATATTTCATCACTTTTCATATAATCACTGTTTGGATAAACAAAATACGTCGGAAAATTGTTAAGCAGTCTGGGACCGCAAAACAATTCTTGTTCCGACGTATTGTTTCTCCTTAGCGACTTCTACCTGATAAGGAGCGTGCGGTCCTTTTCTTACAATCCGGACCGCCGAAGATTTTTGTTATAACGAAAGACTGAATTGAAAAAAATACAATCTATAAATTACGGGCACCTCCTTTCTTTCTTAACCATCTGACAATCATCATAGATACAAGCAATATATTCATTATCATAGACCATCCACCTATCTCTATTTTTGTTTTTTGCCACCAGTTTAATTTTTTCTCCACCTCTACAATCTTAGGTACTTCGATTCTCTTGGTTACCGTCATATAATGAGGAACAGTTACTATAAGTACCGAATTTGGCCATATTCCCAGCGAATGTTGCAATATTCCACCTGAATATCTAGCCCAGCTGTACGCATAAGGGTTGGAAAGAAAAGATACAGTGTCACGTGTCGCAGTACTATCTTTGTATGGAACCAGTCTTTCTGTTATGGTGGTATCATGTACTTCCACTGTTTCCGTTGTCTTGATCTCCACAGGAACATATCTGGTCTTACACGAAAAGACAAGTAAAAGCACTATCGCTACCGCAATCCATATATAGATTCTTTGTCTCATAAACTTAACATTTGTTTTCTATTGGCACCGTCAGCCCGATAACTAACGTGCACCCATGCAAAATTGCTTTCATCAATCAATTGGTCATAAGGCAAGTTCTTGCGGATATACTCAAACAGCAACTTGTTCTGTTGACGGTCGCCAGTATCAATATCGGCAGCTTCCCCTTTCATGTGCTGAGAAGACTTACTTCCCTTGACGGCCGCATTAAGTTCCGGACAGCGATAACCACTGTTTACTGTTATAGGCTTTCCCCACCACTCACGTAACGGATCAAGCACATTATCTACCAAGGCAGTCAGAGCAGTCACATGCTCCAGTCTGCATCTGTTGTTAATACCCAAGCGATCAGCAGTCGTTGACTTGCAGAGTTCCGCAATCGTAAAATACTTCATTTCTTTTCCTCCTTCTTATTTTCGTTGTCAAATAGTATTTGAGCCATGATCTTGGCGATATCATCCTTGTTTTCGATAATCACACTCATTGTCTTCTCTGCCTTGCGCAACTCCGCTTTCTCCCACGATTTTTCACGTACCGATGTAAACTCGCAGAAAATGCAGTAACCCGTCCAAATCATTGAAAAAACAGGAAAGGGGATAACCACACAGCATAACAGATCAATAAAGCACAACTCTATAAATGGAGTGAAATACTTCTTCGCCTTAACGGCTGTTTTCTTATACCCCGTGGATGTTCTTGCCTCTCCCCGTTGCTTGGCTTTCATTACTCCTGTGATAAGATCCACTAACATCGCCCCCATTGTAGCCGCAATACACAAGGCTATAAGCACAATATGTATCATCATGTGCTCGTTGATAAAATTGTAAATTACATCTCTCATTGCTTTATTATTTATACTAACTTTTAATACTTACAACCACCAGTTTAATTGTTGTATAATCCATCATTATAAGAAATATTAAAATTTCCAATCACTACTTACGACATCATCTGTTGCGCTGCCTGCTGCTCCTGTAACTGCTTCTCATATCTTTCCAGTACCGCTATAATCTTACTGGAGTTCGGGAAATTGCCGGCTTCCAATGCCGCCTTGAACGGTATAAGCCCCTTCTCAGCCTGTGCCATTAAAAGCTGGTTAGTCAACGCCCTGTATACCGGACTGTCGCTATCCTCGCTAATTGAGATATCAATGTCAATATCATACATTGTATCCATATTATAGGGAATGGATTCACCGGCGACATTGACCGCTTTCGGGCCTGTATAGAAACATTGCATCACCTTTACTACCTTATATGCCACTTCAGTAAGAAATGAATTGAATGTATTTATAAGATCCAGTATAGATGATGAGGCCTGTGCGGCCTTTGCCTGATAAAGCACACCGCTCTCAGAACTTCCCGATTTTCCTTGTAGTGCCGCTTGGACTCCTGACACGTCCTCCACCATGGAACGTGACAGTTGTATGATATAGTCGAAGCCTCCCGGAATTGATGATGCGGTCTTTGTATCAGGGGCATTGCCAGATCTTTTGCTTGTATATAATATTACGCCGTTACTCTTCACATACTGCTCCGCTATATCCTCTATACTCATGTTGTCAGACAAGGACTGTTCATCTATCATCAACACACCCTTGGCCGCATTACGAATATAAAAATCAAGGGCTACCATGTAGTAATTGAAATATTCCTGAGACGGGATAATTTCAGATATGAACGGATGAAATTCTCCGTCAATGTAGGGATATGGTTTGAACACAAACGGATGGAAAGATTCAGATCCATTCCAATACGGACTTTGTCCTTCCTCCAACACAAATCCGTCTGGGGAAAGATAACGGTAATACCAATACGTCTCAATTCTCCGTTCATAAGTGATCAGATTCTCGGCCGCATATTTATCCGGATCCATGAATGTAACGGGAGTTCCGTCGGTATCCAACATGGGGGATCCATCAGGATTACGTTTTATATTAAGTTCAAGACGGCTACGGTTTATTTCCTTAATGCGCTCTTTCTGATCATAAGGAACAAAATAAGGCTCACTCTCCAAGGGATCATTACAAAACCAGGCCTTCCGCCTCTCCTTCGTCCATAATTCAATAACACGGCATTTTCCGAACTCTGAAGGATAGTAGAAATCGGTGGATTCAATCTGTGACGTGCGTGTGTCACGGCTGAACTGCGAGGCGATATATTCATTATCAAGGCAATGGTTATATATCTCCTTCAACTTTATATCATCAGAATCCGAATGTGAGAACAAAGCAAGTATCTCGGAGAAGTCAAGATCATGAAGGAGACCACAAAACCGTATGTCTGCAAGATTGAAATCAAGACTGTCGGGAAAGAATACAAAATTCGGATTTACGTAATCAGTGAACACGTCCAGTTTTCCACGACGATAAGCCCATGATATTTTATATATCGGCAGACCGGATATAAGATATTCCTCAAAAGTACGCGCATCCAATTCTGAACGCCTGTTGAGCTTCATGTTCTGCCGGAGCAAAGCTGACATAATGTCCGCATATTCCTTCTCCTCCGGATCAACAGCATTGCATACCGGTGCGGTATCGTTCATTCTGAACTGCCCCTGCACGACTCGTTTAATCTTACCCAATATGTTGGTCTGCAATGCCGGTATACCCTTTTCCTTAAGATATTGCTCTTTCGTTATATGCCGCCCGTTGTAAACAATCTGTCTCTCATACTGTTTTCCGTAGGCATACGATTTGCATTCGGCACGCATTTTTCTGAAAGGAGCAAGGCGGCAATATGCATTATAGGCTACATGCAGCCATCTCTTGGCCCGCCGCTGTCCGTCAAATTTTCGATGCCCGTAAAGCAAGGAGTCGGATATTTGTTCGTTATCGCGCATGTTCATTATTCTTTTACGACAAAAGTAGCTTAATAAGAACTGGACGAATGTATATAATGCAGTCAGCATTATATCAAAGCAGTTACGGCAGATGAGATTATATTTGTATTATCAATCGTTTTTTTATTATATGGGAAAGAAAACAATATGTATGGATCTTACGACAATTAAGACTTATGAAAACATCCATAAACAAACCGGAAATATTCAAATATGCCATTGCGCTTACAGCCCGGGCAGGAAAAGCCGGCGGTAATTATCCAGATATAGCAGCTACAGAAGACAATGAAGGTGTACTGGACCTTTATCTTACCGCCGCAGTAAATGAAGCGGAAGGCGAGCTTCGGCGCAAGATAAAAGACAGTAATGATATAAACATGACCTCTTCCGGGAATGAAATTATCATTGAATTCAAAAACTTCATACGCATGGATGAAGGTATCACGGACATGATACGCACGGCAATGAGACTGTATGCTTCACATTATCTTGCAGCCGCATGGCTGGAGCCTACAACGGCTAAAGAGCTTTGTGAAGGATACAGGACCAGTGCAGCCGGATACTTGAACAAAATAGCATCCGCCCTAAACCAACGATCAGAATTCATCGTACCAGAAGCTGACTACGAACAACGCAATAACAATGACTATGAGTTGCAACAGAGTCAGTCCGGAAATGCTGACTACGGACAACGCAATAACA